TTACCAATGACAATAAAAAAGACGATAAAACTCCTTCAGATACCAATTCTCTATCATAATTTCTAAATAGATAGTCACGACATTCTTGTTTTATTTGTTTTTTTGATTTTTTATCGACTTTTGCATGATTTATTTTTGACCATTCCTCCCCCAAGGAGACAAGATTGTCAATCAACGTATCACTGTTTTTATAACCAACTAAAACACCTTTAGCCATTTTAGTTATATTTTTTTTATTCATCATTTTTAATCCATTCGTATTTAAAAGGAATATCTAAAGCTCTATGCAGCTCTAGTACACCACCTGTTTCAGAAAAGTGTATCCCCAGAACATCGAAATACATAGTAATTATTTTGTGTATTTTAACCTTCGGTCGATTTTTTGGGAAAGAAATTTTGATATTTTCTCTATTTCCAGATATTGAAATGTTAATAGGCTCCTCACATTTTACTGTAAAGGAACCTATTGACAGACCGTTTTCGGAAAAGATTTTAGTAATTGTAGAAAAACATTGAGAAAGATCCATTATTCATAACCTTGCCCCCTGTATATTTTCATATATCTTTGAGTGAAAGATTGCCATGACATACCTGCGGGGGTGAATTTATCAACAACCTTGTTTAGTTTATTATCATATCCATAACACTGAGGAACTGTACTTGGAAGCTCACCTAATTTATTACGTATGAATACCTTGTCTTTGTCATAATCCAGTTTGATTACATGTACCCCTTCTGTAGAATCACCATAATCAATCGCTTTATAGCCTTTATTCTTGAACCCCTGAGAATTCAATTGTTCTTTAAAAGCTCGACATGGAGCACACCAACTAGCACCTATATAATACACCACATATGGCATATCAGTAGATGCTTTTAAAGGGGGATTCTCTTTTTTTTTACATTTTTCACATAAGCATTTTTCCCCATCACATTGACAGGTTTCACACTCACAAGACTCACACAAACAAGAATCTACATCTTGTTCTTGAGTGATTGATTCGCTTGATGTTTTGACGCAGTTACATCCCCCTTTGTCTATACATGGACATGGGGTTTTGTGACCATCTCCATGCGTTAATACACCATCTCCATTACAATCACATTCAGTAACGTCATTGTCTTTAGGTACTTCATCTTCGTTGACCAAAAACGCCACATATGCTTCGCTTTCCATGGGATCGATCTTGATTTCAGATGAAGATACTCCTCCAGATGGAATAAAAGTTACTGCTAAAAGTAACAAAATTATAATAGTGCTAGCTTTCATTACATAATCCTTGTGTTAAGTTTTTTAGGTTTATAACCTTGAAAATCAGAATATGCCCAACAGTCACCATTACGGAAATAGCGATTGAGGTCTTCTGGAGAAATCCAGAATGATCCGTCTGGTTGACCAAGGCGTTTTGGTCCTCCATTCCATTTACCCCAACTATTAACCACAAGTACGCCCGGACGACGACGACCTCCTTTGCAGTCAACTCCAGCATCATCAATTGCAGCTAAAAACATTTGGTGTGCCCAGCTACCACTAGGTCTAGCAAATCCATCCTCATCTCTTTTACTAGAAAAACCTAAAGAACCAGCAATTGTTACTGGATAACCATTTGCCAATAAGTCTCTAGCTTCTTCATATGTATCAACACGAGAAACAGTTTGGACCGGATAGTCTTTACAGTATTTGATAACTTCATTTTTAGGAAACCCTCTATATCCCCAGCTTTTCGCACGAGATCCAGAATAAGTAGTAAGATCAAAATCTCCATAATCTTTTCTTACTAATGTTCCATATTGAGAAACCCATTTTGCAGCCCACGCACCAGTTGAACCGTCGCCATTACCAAGACGACCATTACCAACTACAACACGCGACCCGCCATAAATATCTTCAGTAGATGTTTCTGCTATCCATTCTTCGAATTGCCCTAATCTTTTGATTTCAAAAGCTTTAAGACAATCAATAGCTCCAGCAGATCCAAATGAGACACAGTTAGATACAACCCCTCCTTCAGTAGAGATTAAGGTATGTAATGGATGCTTAACTCCAATATCATATACTTCATCATGTGGTCCTTCTTCAATATCTATTTTAGTAATAGGCATCGCAAAATATTGATCGTCTCGCCATAAATTGCGTGAGGTTTTATCTATATTCCATTGAACAGAATAAGAAAACTTATTTGTATTGCCGGTTCTTTTATCTTTTCTCTGTCGTTGATTTAATGATGGGGTATAGCCTTTGTTTAGTGCCCACAAACGAACTCCAGAAACTAATGATAAACTAGTATTTTCTAACACAACTCTTGTTGTATATTTATTGTTAGTTTTATATCCATCAGCATCTAATAATCCTTGAATAACATCATCATTAATTGCCCATGAAGGTAATATTTTGAACCCTTCCTCGTCATAAAAATGCTTTTTAAATAATGAATAAATTTTTTCACATTTATGTGTATATACTTTTCTCGCCTTGTTGCTTATCTTTCTACAATGAAAATAAGCATTCCATGTTAAACCTAAATCATCTAAAGTTTTACAAAGCCTTTTCTCAATTTCTGGTTGATCCGTTGTGCAGCCCCATTCTAAATTTTGTTTTTTGGTACATGCGTGACCATCTCCAAGAAATAAACCAATCATCCATCTTAAATCTTCACTTCCCATATAAGGAAGCATTTCATCTGGAATAGATTTATCAAATTCAATATTAATTGGACATAAAATATAGTCTGCTGTACTTAAATCAGAAGCCGGGACTAATTCAGCTTGTCTATTTTTAAATACAACATTACCTTTAGCCTTGCTTTCCTCACCACGACGTTGAATGCATGATTTTTGAAATCCGGGACTATATCTTCTATTTGATCCAGCCAATTCACTAAATTTATAAGCTAGTATTTTATGATCAGAAGTAACTTTTAATGGAAGTCCCCCTTTAGTGTGTATAGTCAAAATTGGATTATATGACTTTTTACATAATGTAGATATAACTTTAGTAATTTCTCCATTACCAGCATATACACGATCATTTACTTTTACATCTTGTATTTTTTTAATACCGTCTGGTCCTAAAATTAACGTATTCTTAGGGCGACAATCTCCAATCGCCTGACGACGTACATTAAAACCGCCAAGAATTTCTTCTACATATTTATAAAGTAAAACAGTTTTGCCTTCTCCGGTCCCTTTGATCTGATCTTGACAATCCCCAACTACAGGAAAGGGAAGCGTTTTCATCACTTCCTCTACCGCATGCTTATCGTCAATCCAACCGCCTAAGTGAGATAAGTCGTTATTCATACTTTGTTGCCTCCATTAAGCCTTTAAAGATTTCTGCAAACCATAATCTATCAGATCTAGTTTTTAACTCTCTAGGTTCATCATAACCTTCTGAGACAAGATATTTAGATAAAGCATCCGTAAAATCTGTATACTTATCTCTTTGCCAGTTATAGTCTTCCTGAACTCTCCCAAGGATTCCATCAAACTGAGCGGTATGAGATATACCTTCTGTATTTTTTAGATACAAATAAGCTCCAGTCCACAGTTTGTGCATAAGGATCTTATCTTCTTTATTTTCGATTTTTTGAAATTCTGATTGGACTTCGTCTAAAGGTGTTCCGTCTTTAAAAACTTGAGATACAACTTGACTTTCTGATAAAGATTTGATATCTACATTTTTTGATGAAAGAAATACTGTTACACAAAGCAAGCAAACTGTTGAAAACGCTAAAAATTTATTCATTCTCTACCCCCATAGAGGCAGCGAAAATCAGATTATTTAGTTCAATAACTAATTTTTCAGCTTTTTCGCTTTTTAGTTGTTTAGCCCTGTTTTTAAGATATACTAAAGCCTCATAATCTTCGAGGCTATAGTCTTTACCATCAACTATATTTGGAATAACTGGTGATGGTTTAGAATCCATCATTTTCATAAACCAGTTTGAGACAGTCCAAAAATTTTCATAAAATACTAGATAAGCACCACCTAGAATGGCTACAGATAATTGGGCATAATATTGAAGACTATAAGAAAAGTCCTCAACAAAATATGGGTAGCCACCCCAAGCAATGCCACCTAATATCAGAATTATTCCGATAATTAAGCTCATTATTTATCCTCTTTATCTGTATTGTCTTTTAGGTAGGTGATAGCAGAATCGATTGCTGTCGATAGAATCGGAACGAATGCTAGTAAACCAACCCCCATATCAACATCCGCAAGATTTGCTCCGAAATAAGTTAATCCAGCAGCTAAACCAACTAGTCCAGCATTTTTAACTAGTTTTAATAAATCTTGTGTGTCTAATGAAAATGATTTTGACATTTTTCTCTCCTTTAAGCTTCAATTCCCAGAACCATAATTTTGTAATTTACGCCTGAGCCTTGATCGTTTAAATATAAATACCTTTGACTCGCCCCTACCGTCACACCTGTGAACGGATCGTTATATGAAAAAGACGAATAAGGTTTAATCATTAAATTACCGCTTCCACCGTTAAACAAATTGGTGCAAGCTGAAACGCCAGTTGCATTTACAACTAGGTCAGATCCTTCTGTTGTATCTTGATTGTAAACTGAAATATGTTTGATTTTAGCAAAATTAATTGATGTATTTGCTCCAAACTGAGTCTTAGTTAAAGCCTGAAGATCAATTTGAGTTGATTCTCCAGCGGTTAATTGGCCGGTAACAGAAACTGCGTTGTTAATCTGATTATTACCAGTACCGTAAGTATATGACTTACTTAAATTATTGAATCCGCATAAGACGTAGAAAGAGGAGACCTTGAATCAGTTAAAGTCACACTTACCTTATTTGTGTAGTTAGCTGTAATACTAAGTGTCATGTTGTAACTTCTCGATCTTTTCTACAACACTATCTAAAGTCTCGACAATGTTATCTAATTTTTTATTATAAATAGGCATGCATTCAGTTAAAAATTCTGTACCCTTTTTTATTCTTTCAGTTTTTGCTTTTTCTGCTTCAATCCACAAGTCTAAAACTTTATCTAAATGTTTCCCTATCCATTTCAACACACCTCCGATGCCAATTAAAGCCGTAACTATGACTGTAATCCAAGTTGGATTACTCATCTCAGCTAGCATTTTTGCACCTTATCTTTCATTCTTTTTTCAGCTTCTCTACATAAAGTTAAAGTGCAATGCTCAATTGATTTAGATCTTTCTTTTGCATGATATGCAACACTAATGGAAGCTTGAATTAATTTAGTAGATAAATATACTGTATACACTATAGCCAAAAAAATTGCTATATGAAATAAAATATTAATCATCTTTAATCCCATTCTCAATGTTCAAAATATCTTTAATAACTAAGAACATATGAATTTGAGCTACAAACTGGGGTATTAAAATCAACATCCTTAATATTATTTGAGTTATTGAATTTAGATCCCAACCCATAGTTGTATGTAATGCAAATACTGTGGTACACGCAGAAGCAAAAACATCAGCAATCGTTTCTATAGCAAAACATCTTGCTAGTTTGTGGTTAATAGAAAACATAAAAGCAGACATAGATAAAGCGACAGTACATGCCGCAATACCAAAGACCGCAATTAAAAAATCTATCTTATCTATCGAACTTAAAGCAACAGTTATAATAACGAGTCTACACAACGATATTATGAAAAAATTCATATTTATCTCCGTGATTGCAAAAAGCCCCTTGATTAGGGGCTAATCGCTTGATTATCTTAACCGTTTGTAATTGCTTTGTAGTCGTCTTGCTTAGGTGTTGTAGAACCTTGCATGTAAACTAATTCACCAGGAACTGAACGATAAGTTACGTAAATAGCTTGGTCGTCAGCAGCACTTGAGTTGTTAGTAGGAAGAACATAGCTAACATTTGCTGTAGATGGTGCTGTGCTCCAATTGATTCGTTTATTAACAATACCAGTTGGTCTCCAGTACCCAGCACGATAAGCTGTTGCTGTTTTGGCACCTTTGCCTTTGTTTGAAACTAGACGATGGACACGATTGCTCTCATTACCTGTTAGGCGAATAGCTGTATTTGCTACACCATTAATAGTAGTAGCCATTTGGCGAACGATCCAATCGACTTGTTCATAAGCAAATGTACCAGAAGTGTAAGCCTTTTTAGTATTGAATGTGTGTCCAGTTCCAGAAGCTCTTTCTAGAGGAACACTTCTACGTACAACATCCCCCATAGCATTATCACGAACAACGAAAGTTCTTGTGATTGGGCCATTAGTTGTGTCTGTTGTTGATGTTACTCCAAGTAGAGTTCCACCGTTTGCTTTTTCTGTTGGACTAGAGTTATTCCCCGTAGTCCCATAAATAATTGTGTTTGGTAGTAAAGCCATTCTTATTCTCCGGCGTTTTACTAAAACCAAGTCCTAATTATCCTAAAAATTTTAAAATGTCCTTTTCCTATTTATCTATACACCACTATACATCATCACACGTAATAATATTTCCATCCTTCATTTTTTTTAGTGCATTAAGTTTTTTCTGATATCCTTCTTCTTGTTCAGTAAGTGTCTGAATTTTTCCGTCAG